GCAATGTGACCTGTTCATTTATGTAAATGTAGGTTCCGTAAAAATCGATTTTCGCATCGATGTCGACGGCGGTCAATTGCTGTGGAGGAGGAGTAATCCCGGAGTTGCCCAATGGTACCGTAGCGGTATTCAATGGGTTATATCTGCGCATACGCAGAGTAGTTCCACCGTTCCTAGGCATCTGCTTGAGCATAGCCGGAATCTTGTGGATCATGTAAGGCACAGGCACGGACAGAAGCTTATAAGAAAAGCTTTGTTGAACCGGCGCGGGCAAAACCGAACTAGTTGTAATACCCATATCGCATAAACCTCATGGTTTACGCCCCCTTGCGGGCCTGTGCCATCTCAGCCAGAAGTGATTTCTTCAGTTCCGGAGTCAAGCCATTAGCGAATGAGTTGGCCTCAGACAAAGCGCCCTGTTTACGGACGGATTGAACCGACATCGGTTTCTTTACGTTCTGTTCAAGCTTCGCTTTATCTTGCATCGTATGCCTCTGTTGATACCATTCGGTCTTACGGAGCGCGTCGTATGCGGCTAACCCTTGCTCGTATGGCTCGTCTTTTAGAGATGCCAAGGCCTTAGCAAGTGCGGCGTTGTTTTTTTGTAAATAAGCAATGTTTTCTTCGTTCACAACGTCGTCAAAATCCGCATACTTAGACTTGAGCCGGTCAACTACGTAGTCCGCTTCCTTCGCCTCTTTCTGTTTAAGCCGTTGGTCAAGAGTTTTAATCTTGTCGTTTAAACGTCTCTCGGAGTCCGTGAGGAATTCTTCCTCTGGTTCCTTGGCGGCAGGCTGCGACCTACGTACTATCTCTAGCTCGCTTTGTAACATCTGAATATGACGACGCTGATCTTCCATTTGAGATCTCGCGGCCCGCCAGTTCTTGTCCTGAAAATCCTCTTTGGGAGGCTCTGCAGGTCTTTGCTCTGGTGCCGATTCTGTCTCTGGCACATTTGCTGATTCTTGTTCCGGGGCGATGACCTCCGGTGCTGCATCTAATTGATCAAGTACTTCGCTCATGTGTCCTCGGTTTGCGAAACCATTACTGCCAAACAAACGACCGGTAGCCGTCGACGCTTTAACCAAATCCTACATATGGATTATTTTATGGTACACACATAAGTCGCTAATATTTATGTACTTATTTAGGCTGTTGAGTTTTATTGATTGTAGGTAAATCAGCTATTGCCTACGATTTGGGAGATGCTGTATTAATAAAGGAAATTTAATGATGTTGACGGCATGGACGAAGAGACAATCGATGATGTACGGGATAACGTAGACATGATATTGCTCCAGGATGCCATCACGGAACAACTCAACACATTACTCCCTCGTGAAGAATTGGTTTTGCGGCATCGATTTTGGGGCGAACTGACTCTTGATCAAACTGGTGAAATCATAGGTGTAACTAGGGAGCGTGTTCGTCAGATCCAAGCGAAAGGCCTTAGAAAATTGCGTCATATGTCCAGGTATCCAGGATGGGAAAAGTTAGGGCGTCCCCACATCAACGATTTCATAAAACAAAGAGACGCTGAGCAACTGGCAGAAAGACAACAACAATTCGATGAGAGCGAACGCGCGTATAGGGAATATAAGGCGCGCCGTAATGAAATACTATCACGCCAGAGACCGATTCAGCATCCTACGTGTTTCCTAGACAAAATAGCTCCGCATGAAAATGAACCGGAGATCGTACCGAAACCGGTAGTTGGAAGAGCGTCGGTGTATTGTCCACAGATAGTCACGCTTCAGTTCTCGCACGACGGATCTCCGTATTTGGACGCCAGATATCACAACGGCGATTATCACGCGTCAATCGATAGAGCCCGCGACCCGGAAACATACGACAGGTGGCTCGCACAAAGGATTGAGGAACATAAACGCGCACAATAACACGATGAAACAAGAGGTTTTTTATGCACATTTTTGTAAGTTGCTTCCTACTAGTAGGAATGCTATTCTCCACCGCAATCATTGCCGACCCGTGGACAGAAGGTCATTTTCGGCATAGAGATAAAGTATCCACTCCCGTAGTCGCTGAACGAATTTACTTCGACTCCGATGACGTGCCGATGGACCAGGATGGTTTTCACATTCGCATCGGGGCCAATGAATGGCTGAAATCCGATACAATACACCGCGACGTCACTGGGTTCTTTACATTCGAGAACGATGTAATGAGGTCAGGAGATTCATTGGCCTACGAAAAGCATTGGCAGTGCCCATACTGTCATTTGTTTTGGCCGGAAAATTCGCCATGTCAGAATCCAAAATGTCCTTCGAGATATAGATGAGGAGGTTACAAAATGAAACCGACTGAAATATGGATGAGTCCTCAAGACGTGTTGCCTCGGGCCAACAGCGGCGTGTGGATTCTGTTTATTTGCGATGACGGAATAAAAATAGGTACGTTTGAGAAGGTGAGAGGAATTAATTATTTCATTGATAATAAAGACATTAATCACGCCACCGACCGGATTTCATTCTGGATGAAAATTCCTAAAGTACCGGGCGAATCCGATGAGTGAGTGGATTAGCGTTAAAAAAACTATTCCTGACAGAAATCCAAGTAACATGGGCTGTACATGCCTGGTTAAGAGGTCAAATGGGGAAGAACTTCAGGCATTTTTCCATCCCGACAGAATGGGGTGGGTCGAATTTTACGTAAGAGGAGGAGGTTCGTATTGGTCCAGAAAGAGTAATGGAGATACCTTATACGATGTCACTCATTGGAGACCTCCTGAAGGATCTGAAAAGATTATAACTGAGGATCTCGTTTTATCGAAAAGTGTAGACCATATTGGCGGCGCCGACAAAAAGGTAGAATAATGAAAGATTTACGTCATTTTAGGAGAAAAAATCTCCCAAAATGCAAAAAATCTGCAAAAAAGGTAGAGACATGAGTGGAGAGTGCGATAATTGCGGAGAACATACCTTGGAATGTGAGTGTGATAGTTGCATGATACGCAAAAACGACAAATGGATAAGCGTTAAGGATCAAGAGCCGCCAATAGACCTTTACGTACTGGCTTATGGAATTAGTAGAGATTCTACTCCGAATTACGTCGTCGCCGTGGTGCGAAGAGAATCTATTTATGGACGGCCAATAGGTTACATCATAGGAATCAAGGATTGCGGATGTTGCGGGGAATATCTGCGTCAGGTTACTCACTGGATGCCGCTCCCTCCACCTCCTGAATCGATTAAACCGATTGAGGAATGATGAAAATATGCGACAATCACATAACTGATCACATATGGATTAGCGTTAAGGATAGACTCCCGCCGACGGACGGAACCCCTTTTTTGGGATACGATCCTACGGCAAATTACAATGCTAAGATTTACGTCCTGATTTTCGATGAGGGGCACAAGAATGGAAATTTCGAGTACAAGGATCGGTATCTAGAATCTGCGGGTGAAGGTTATTATATATGGGAACCTACCCACTGGATGCCGCTACCCACCCCGCCGGAGGAATGATGGAATGGATCAGCGTTAAAGATCGGTTTCCAGATAACGATATCGATGTTTTATTTACCGAAGGTGAGGATGTTTATATTGGAAAACGCTGCTGGTACGACCCTGGATATAGATGGTATCCTAATGGTTACCTTGCTTATTTAGATGATGACATTACTCATTGGATGCCTACTCCGCCGCCCCCGCAAAATAACAATGTAGAGACAACATGACTGAGTGGATTAGCGTCAAAGATAGTTTGCCTGATTACTCAATCGATGTGCTTGTCACCGACGGGAAAAAAATTCAGGTTGGAAGTAGATTTATGTTGGGGAAAGGAGAATTTTTCTTACCAGATTACCGAGAAGATTTCTCTGAAATTACCCACTGGACTCCCCTTCCACCTCCCCCAAAACCTAACGAGGATCTGTGATTATTTTAACTGTTTTAGCGTTCGTAGTAGGGTGTGCCGCTGGGGGCGCCCTAGTAAACGCGATTTGGGCAAACCATATCTGTAAATGGGAAAAACAGGGGATACTGCTTTGGACCAAACATAACGAGGATTTATGACAGACGTTCAATCTATATACCTATGCGTTTTTGGATGCGTGGCGATCATTGCATTCGTGATTTCATTGCATCTAATCGGATAGACATAACGAGGACTTATGACAGAAGCGACTATCGAATCTGGAATTGGGATTTGCATCAGCGAACCTGTAAAAATATCTGTAGACTATGAATGGATCATGGAAGAGATAAGAAAAAGAATCGCATACCTTCCTGACGACATCGAGCGTGTGCTTATGGAACTGGCGACCGAACAACATAATTAAGGTTATCAGCCCATGAAACCCATCATGATGAATTTAATGTTTAATAGATTTGCTGACGATAAACCCGACGCTTGCGTCGAGGTTCTCGTCCTGACAAATCTTCATGGTGATTCTTGGTGGCACCAATTCGTAGCATTCTTAGATCCGATAGAGAAAGACTGGGTAACGACTGACTATCCAGGCAAAGGATCTAGTGTACGAACATGTCGAAGACCGAAAAAAGAAGACCGGTGGGCCTATATAGATGCTGTGGAAATGACCGTGGAAGAGCTTAACGCAACATAACTTAAATATTATAGGACCACATGACTCCTGAAAAATGTCCGGAATGCGAGACAGGCCTAATAAAATCAGATCCCCTTCGGCGCGAATGCGATTGCGGTTATTGGTACGGAGGCAAATATCATCCAAGCCTTCACAAGATACTCAACAAGGCTTCGGATATATGGGAATCTCAATTTAAACCACATAAGAACGAGGATCCTTCGTTTTTTTGCACTAAAGAGGGAGTGTTTATGGCCTTCTGGACTGGTTCGCCCGATCAAAAAATAGCGCAGGAACACTGCAACAAGATTAAAGAGTTTATATCAAACCTCAAGAGCGAATAAGGAAAAGCATGGAAGAACCTGAAGCAATGACCAAAGAAAAGTTTTCGGAGTATCTGAGGAGCGAGTCCGAGGAGTTGCTGAAGCCGCTCATATTAAAGTATGATAGCCACCCTTCGCATATTCTAGGCGTTCTAGGGTCTGCCTTAATGGTGATCGGATGTCAGCTCAAAGAGCCCGATATATTCAAGCGAATGCTCAGCCAAATGCTTGACAACGTGGATAAACAGCGAGAGCTGATGGGTCAGCACATTAAGGATATGGAAGAGACGTAAAAAAGGCCCCCGCCTGAAAACGAGGACCTAGTATTATGCTAACCAAGAATTAGATGAGTGTGCAAGCCACGAACTGTTTTACAAACTGAAATAGCTGTTGCTCCTCGGGCTTTGGAATGAAGCCTGGCGAAGACATGACCTCTACCGTTTCTTTATCAGGAATGCACCAGACGAAGCGTAATTGCTCCTCCGCAGGATCGTAGTGATATAACGCCAAGTCGTATGCCGGGGCAGGTCTTGTCATTCTATGATAGGTCTGATTTCTTATAACGTTCGTAAGGAGGCGTTCACGCCGAGTCTGGACGCAAATATAGAAGACCTTACTTTTTCCATAGCAGGCGGCGCCGAGCTGAGCGCATTTAATAAGCTCATTGATGTAACCCTTCATCATCTCGCGCTGAGTGTCTACAACGCCTTGGCGCTGATCTCCCTTGCTCATCAGCTCAAGGGCGCACTCTCCGACGGTCTTTCTGCCCTGTAGTACGTCAGGCTGGCCGGTGATAATCATATTAGCCCTGTTTATTGCCTGGCATTGGGCGATGCATCTTATGCTCTTTCATTGCTTTAGAGAGCCTAGGATCTCCTCCCATGCGGCCGGGGTATGATTGGTTGGTGTAATCGTAAGTGTCGTCTACGGGCTCCGTACGCTCAAATGCGGGGTCTTTCGATCCAAGCTGTGGAAACGCAACCTCGGCGGGGATGTCTTTATTCTTTTTAGGGAATGCCATGTTACCTCTTTATCATTGTTCGGATGTCCATATTCTGGCGTGATTCTACCCCAGGCTTAGCGGGCTGCCTGGACTCTTGCTTATTCTCCGAAGAATTCTTCTTCATCACAAAGTCAGAGATCTTCTTGGCTTTTCTCGGCCGGGGCATAACAGGCATACTTCAATAGTCCTCTTTTAATGATAATGCCACTGAAGGTAAGTATGTGCTCATACACTACGAAACCACGATCAACGCGATCCAAAGTAACAAAGTCACCATGATCCATGTCATCAACCGCAATATCTCGCAACGCTTGCAAATACTCACCTCCATTCGGGATCACTAATACATGCCACGTTCTAGGCTTTTACGATCACCGCGCTCTGCGTGCTTCTCGTCGCCTCGTAGACGTGTCTCAGTATCATCAATGCCTCCAAGCTCTTTATGCGGCATCTTTGGATACTCACTCATCTTTACCTCTTGCGGCATGTTGGCGTATTGCCCATGTCCCCAAGCCTTCGCTTCATTTTCTGAAGTCCCGTGGTTAATGTCTGAACCTTTCATATGTCTCCTACCTGTTCTTTATTTGAAATCTAAGCCACTGCCGTTTGTTTTGCAACGTTTTGCTCTGGTGCTTCTAGAGGCTGTTGCATCTCTCTATCATGGACCTCGCGCGCCCGTTTGGCCTCTTGAAGATTATGAACGAGAGTAAACAGCTTCTCAAGATGAGTGAGGTCCATCGTTTCCAGCTCTTGAGCGGCCTTAATCTCGTGGTAGACGGCCAGAGAGCGTTGATTCTGTGACTCTGCGATTCTTTCGACAGCAAGAGCCCTGTTCTCTTCGACGCGGGAAGCGCGTTCCATTCCAAGCCCTTGATCTGCCATAGACTTTGACTTCATGGATTCGATCTGAGCCTGCTGTAGAGCCATTTGGTATTGGTGAACCTCTTGCTGCTGCTTCTGCTGGCCCTCTTCTTCCTTGCTGATGGCCTCGATGAGCTTCTTCTTGTCTTGTAATGTCGAGGTCTCGATGAGGATAGAGGTCGGGACTGGGATACCAATTTCTCGTAGATTCAGAAGCTGCATGAGAGACATCTGTCGCTGTGTCGAGGTATTGAGGCCCTCTTCTACCACGCAATCATACTTCTGGAATGATCGATTATAGAATTCTTGCGTCGGCTCTGCACCGATGATTCGTTTAACTTTGCCGGGCGAGAAGTTTGCCTGGAATAGGTCGATGAATATCTGTCCGAGCTGCTTCTGAGCGAAGTTAAGTTGATCGAACAGCGTTTGAAGCGTTGTTAGTCCCGCGCCTTGACGAAGCAAAGAGAGCACGCCCGCTTTGTCATCGACAGCCGCGCCGAGAAGCTCTTCGTTAACTCCCGAGACTTGCATGATCTCTTTCGCAAAGCTCTCCGATAGCTGAAACATAGACGGGGGGATTTGCGGGGCCTGCATCTGCTGAACATCATCCATCATCGCTTCTTTCTTAAGCGCCAGGCTACGTCCCTGACCTGTTAGGAAAGCGTCTTTAGGATTAACGAGAGAGTCCTCTTTGTACTTAATCCCGGAATTTATTTGACTCTCTAGGATGTCGAGTTCGATCACTTTGCGACGATTGTAAAGGAATTGTGCGTCACGAAGACCCCTAACAATACCCTGACAGCGCCAAGGGAAGTATGGAATCTCGGGAGTGTAATATCCGATCACGGGAACGAACGGGTAACGGTCAATTCCCATCGGATTAGGGCCGTTGTACATCGTGCGCCCGTTTACTACGATAGCCAGTTTAACGCATGGTACAGTCTGATCGATTGGTTTGATCTGCGGATATTTAGAGAGATAGGCATTCAGTATGGCGTCGTCATGTTTCCATTCCATCGTCTCGCCGGTCTGCGTATCGCATAGAAGCTTACGCGTCCGATAATCTAGATAGTAGAACTCGTCATAGGTCAGCAGGTCCTGTAGGGCGTAGTTGTATGCTTCCGGTTGGAACTGAAACTTTCCGTCACGCCATCCGCGCGCATACATGGAATCGATTTCACTTTCCATTCCAGGGAGACAAGACCTAATCTCGTTCTTTGAAAGCCACTTACGAGTCCATACGAACCGGCAATCACTCAGGTCGTGTTTCTTAAAGAACGGATCGATCAAATATTCATTGTATGAAACATTGTCTACCTTGGGGTCGCCGTTGATGGGATCTTCGCGGTAATCCATCCACACCGATAGCAGATTCATTCCGCTAGTTATAGCACCTTCAAAGGCCTGAGAGATGACATCTAGAGCATTCGAGCGTCCGTTCGCCCATATCATCAGTTTTGAGAATTGGTCCGCCGTCTCTTCGTCCGAATTCTCAACAGGGACCACAACAGTGCTATAGCGATGCTGACGCTGATAGCCCGACACCATATTGATGATTGAGCGGATTCGATTGAAATTGAATTGACGCCTTCGAAAGGCCGGAACGTTGCCATATATATCGTTCCAAAGTGTCTGGTCTCCTGCCTTAAATCTAGCATCTGTATCTGCCTCACTCCAAAAGCTCTGGTTGATTTGAATTGCGCTGGCGTAATGATGTTCCATCATCTCGTGAATGGTCTTATCGCCATCGGTGTAATACATCGTGTCGATCTGTGGGAAGAGGACCATAGATACCTTAATTTTTATTTGTCATAGTATATGGCCGTGGTCCTATTTATCAATCAATCCGTGCAAAGATCTCCACGAATCTGACATTCGGAGGCTCGTCTATCCTTATGTTGGCATCGGGATCCAATTCCAACAGGCGCTTTTCGCATCGCCAACATATGCGCGCTGATTTGGAGGCTATAAAACATATGGATCGAACGTAAACGCAATAAAAGTATTCACCGATCATAGCCACATTTCCATAGCCCCCCTCTCTTCTACTAAAGGCTTCTCGTGCGCGCCGCTTATAACGATATTTTTTTGGATGCGTCCTTAGAGTTGAAATTATATACCCTTTTAAGAAAACCCTCTCTCAAGTTTTTGAGTTGTCTAAATTCTAGGACTGCTTTCGTATTGTCTGGGTAGAGTTTCAATTTATGCATAAAAAGTTTATGATCGTATACTTTTCCGCAAATTATTGACATCAACGCTATCAATACGTTCTTTGATAAATAATCGGAATGATTTATTTCGTTAATTTGATTTATTATTTGAGAAAGGTTTGAAAAATGTCGTTCTAATATAGATTCACTAGTTTTGAGTTTGAATGTCCCCAATCTAAAATCCTGGGTAGCGGTTTCTGAAGACGAACAGACATTAACAACAAATGTCAAATTATGCAGTAATTTGTACGTTTCACATAATTTTCCAACAAACTCATAACCGGAATTAACCGAAGTGTAGTAACGTAAATAATCTTTCATCGTCCACGGCGTCTGTTTTTGGTATATGGCTATATCCTCTTCGTTTCCGCTCGGGTCGATTTTATAATAAATCGGGACCTGTAATCTTCTTGCTGCATCTAACCGATGTTGCCCGTCAAGAATATATAGGTCTTTTGTAACCAATATTGGGTTATTTTCAAGCTTGTTGTTTAATTTAACCGAATTGTAGACTCTGTCCGTCAGAACTGGACGGTTCCTCTCAATAAATAGCTTGAATTGACCATAATCGGTCGTCTTGTGTATGGTAATCATATACGCTCCTATAAGGTTGAATGTTTATGCAAATTCATCTTATTTGGTAGCGTATTTTTCGGCCACACTTTTATAATATCTATTATAGAGATTAAGAATCACCACATCTTGTCGTCAAAGAACCTTCCATGATTGTCACTCTGGTCGCCATAGCCTGCCTCGCGCCTTAACCTGTCGATATCCTCGGGCTTCATACGAGGGCCTTCTTTACGGAACCATTCGGTATATAGCGCATAGCGAATCGCATCCATCATGTGGTCGTTCTCTTTAATAGGCTTGTCCTCACCACGAGCAGCGGCCTTTGGATCCCAACGATAGGTCCCGTACTCTTCGATAGTCTTGGTGCATGGCGTACAGATCTTGAACGTACCGTTAGATAGCTGCGTGGAGTGATAGCGAATGCCGTCTAGAACATCGTTCTCAGCCTCAATGAGTCCACTGAAGCCCTGGCGCATTAGCTCCACGCGGAAAGATACTGCGCTTGGATCGATGTAGATCGTGCGGACCTTAGCAACACCTGAAAGAAACTTCTTGAGGTCGTCGCCATACTCCGTGTCTGTCTTCTGCCTCAGCGTTTTTTTCGAGTCCCAGTAGTACTCTTTTTCGAGCCAGCGGCTTGGGAACGTTCTTTCGGAGTACCCGATGAGCGCGAAGGCAGTAGGATTAGTAGTGCCATAATCAACCCCAACAACATAATAATCAGCAACCCCAGGAGGAAAGGAAATGATGTGCCTAGACTTATCGAAGAAATCATAGATGGTGCCCTCCGCTAATACCCATTTACCTTCAATGTACCGCTGATACCACAAACCTTGATATTCTTTGCTAATATTATCTTTAAACGACTTGGACAGGGATGGGTTGTCGTTCAGGTTGAAGTTCCAGACCTTTACATCTAGCTCGGATGCCCTGTCGATAAGGCCAGTCTTGAGCCAGTGAAACGGACTATCGGGGTTTGTGGTACCGAATAGCTTACTATCCTGATGCGTGAGACGCGATTGCAGCATCCCGAAGACGCTCTGGGGGATGATTGTGATCTCGTCGACGTATGCCCCGGCAAATGTAGGACCGCGTATTTTATGCTCTGCTCGTTCATCGTTAGCTCCTATAAGGTGGATCTTTCGATTGAATAATGTCGCTTCGCCTTTATGCAGTGAGTATTGGAATTCCTCGCGGAGGAGGTCTGTAAGAGGCCCTAGGATGTTCCTCTTGATGGAGCCGAGGGACTTGCCAATGATGACGAAATCATCGTTTGGTGGCCCATGCTTTACAAAGTCGATGAATGCTAGCAGACTGACGAATGATTTGCCAGAACGGACCGCACCAACCCAGAGGTTGTAACGCGCGTCACACGTCGCTAGGCTTATCGCTTGTTTGCTCGAGAGTGTTATTGTGCTCAATGCATACCTGTTTTAAATCTGCGAGTGCTCTGCTTCCCGGCGTCGAAGATGTCTCTTCGAGTCCGCTGGTGTCGCTATCTTCCTTCCACTTGTAGTTGCATTGAAGGAAAAACTTGCTAAACCCACTATCAAAAGCCTTCGATAAAGCACTTTTTCCAACGATTAGTTGCTGCTTTATTCTAGCCCTCTTATAAGCCTGGTTAAACTTTTCATTTTTCTTTGCCCACTTACTTGGATAATCTTCCTGTAAATCTCTTAAGTATAGAAACTCGTAGAAATAGAAGTTATCCTCCTCCTTTAACCAGTCTAGAAGAGCTTCGGCTTCCTCTTCAATGCGTTCGTCTGTCCAAATCTTTGGCCGCCCTCCTTTCTCGCATCCCGGATAGGCAGGATGGCCTTTAGGTGCTGGCATGAGGTTCCTCTTCATCGGGTGCTATTTCATTAATCCATTTTCTAAATGCTTCGGACTTTTGCTTAAACTCTTCATCTGACATCGGGGGAGCAAGTTCCGTGTAAATCATATGAAAACGCGTCACAACATTTGAAAACATTTTTTCATGAGGACTTTTCTCAATATACTCGACGGCCTGTTTCAGCTGATCGATCACGGCTTGTTTATCGACGGGAGTGTTGTTTTCAACGTAAATATGATCACACTTGTGATGGATGGTGATTTTCATTATAAATCCTTTTTCGCGAATATCTTGGACAGCAACTCAGGATTATCAGCAAGAACGACCTGTTGAAACTGTTTGAAGGCTTCAATCTCCCGCATCGAGCATTCCATTCGCATTAGATGGATGGCCTCCATCTCATAATGTAGACTCGATATAGCCTTCGTGAGTTCATTCAATCGATAATCCTGATAGTCCATGTTATTTTTTTTTCTTCATGGCCTTCTCGCCCATCGCACAAACCTTATCTCGCTTCTTATCGGCTTTAGCTAGGCCTTTCAAGTCCTTCGCGACGCCTTTCTCTTTCTTTTCGATCTTCTTAATCTGTTTGTCCATATATTCCTTTAGGATTGGTAAAAGTTCACCTAGTGCTTTAATTCCATCATAGATATTAGCTCTAGGTTTGATGTTTTTTCTGAAATCTTTGATCGCGGCGGTAAGGCGAAGATCTACATCGATTTTAACCACCGTTAACGCTCCATTGCATATAATTATCCAGCCGATTTTGAGCTTCTTCCCGCGTAACGAATCTAGCCCAGTGAAATTCGTCGCCAGAGCGTGTCACTACAATCACGATAAATCTGGATTTTGCGTTTTCCGAATTTTCGTGCCAAGAGAGGTCATCATGATCTATCTTGATGACCTCAACATGATCCACATTGATCCAAGAACCCGATAGGGATCTTATAAATGTTTTCATATTCATTTCTTCTTAGGGATCTTAGCGCCTGACTTTTTGGCTGTGCTAATAGCAGCAGCCACGGCCTGTTTCTGGGGGTGGCCGCTTTCGACCATTTCCCGGATGTTCTTGCTGATCGTCTTCTTGCTCTTTCCCTTGGACAGCGGCATAGGTTCTCTCCCAAATATCTATTTCTTTTTTCTTTTCGGTCAGTACGAGTGCGGTTACATTTTTCATTTCGAATGCATAGACTCGATTAGTTTCTTCGTCTTGGGCGATGACTCGATCTTCGGACATGACGGAGTTAAGCCAATTGTCGGCGTCAAATATTTCTTCGTGCCAGGCGAGTTGGCCGCAGTTCTGAAAGTGGACTTGGATTTCGTAGCGCATCAGTAGTCTCCCTTTTTCAAAACAATTTGTTTAGATATACAGTCTTCCCAATATCCGCCGTACTTCTTTTTGACCTTGTTGAGGTCTGCGGAGTAATTATCGGCGACACGGGAAATTATGTAGGCGGCGTCGGCGGCTTTGTTTTGTTGCGACCTGTTCGGGACTCTTTCCATTTGCGCCAGGAGTTCGATATCGCGGAGCATTTCATGATACCGATCAGGAGAAAAAACGCCCAATATGCCTTGAATTTTTTCATCTTCCGCCATGAGTTTTTGTCCGGTTACAGTGATAATTGTTTGAGGTATTTCGCTATAAATTTTCGTGGCCTTAAGTTCAACGATTTTCTTGTCATCGGGCCATAAAACATCATTGGCCGCATCGAGATAAAACTTTACGAGGTTGTCGATGTCGGGCTTGACGATCGGAAAACGCATCCAGAGTAGGCGATTTCGTTGATGAGCACTTAGGGAGGCAGGGGGCTGCATGTAGAATTCCATCTCGACGCTAAATGCTTCCGAGCCTTTGAGGAGGGTAGCATCGATGGACAATAG